CCTATCAAATCATGCATTTGAATCAGTAGTTTTTAAATATTCAACGAACTGTGCCCAAGCCTGTTCGCATGTTAAATCGCCAACAGGATTTTGAACATAGTATTCTTGGAAATATTCCCGGGCCTTTTCTTTTTCATCTTCGGAATATGAATCCCATTTAGAAACTCCTGATTTCTTTTTGAAAAATTCGCACTCATGTTCACTGTCAGCAAATCCAGCACCAGGAATCCATTTTTCCGGATGGTTGCACATTTCAGCCATCCCTACAACTTCGTTTCTATCAAATCCAAGGTAAGCACAATCATGACACGTCATTCCTCCACCAGCTTTCTGCCGCACATGGGGCAAAACTCAATTTTAAAATATCCCATAGTTGCTGCATTTGCAAAAATAACAATACCAGGTTTATTGTCTCTGACATTTTTCAAAATCTGTGCTTCTGTCAAATTTGTTTCATTCGCACATTTATAAATTTTAATGTCTGCTCCGCAGATTGTATTTTCGTCATGCCAGTTTTCACAAAATTTACACATGCTTATTTTTCAACCTCTCCATTAACCGTTCACATTTATCAAGATTTTCGCAAGTAATGTTGTTTAAGTATTTTTCGCTTTTGTCAGACACTGTTGTTATATTCATTTGTATCAGTTTCGGTTCAAAATCTTTACAATACTGACAACAATCTTGAAGAATAAGTTGAAATCCATTCATGTAAAATTCCTCCGTAACCCATGCAGACGGAATCGAACCGCCGACACACATCCTATGCGGATGCCGCTCTTCCACTGGAGCTATGCATGGTTGAGATGCAATATTCCCGGGGTTACTCCGCATTATACAATCGCAGAGCATATTGCATCACTGTTTCAGCCAAAACATAGACCACCTGTTAACAGATAGCATAATTTGACCGAATAGTTGGGATGATGGGACTTGAACCCACAGCCTATGCCTTAGAAGGACACTGCTCTTTCCATTTGCGCTACATCCCAGTGATCGGTACGAGATTCGAACTCGCGTTACCACCGTGAAAGGGTGGTGTCTTACCACTTGACTAACCGATCATGTGCGTTTCCATAAGCTGTATGCCTACATTTAAGGCGCTGACACAGCGCAACACTTATAGCTATTTTTATTTTCGCAGGGCATCCGCCAGTTACCTGCTAGCCGGTTGCGATCCGACATCGTGGGGAAAGAAGGAGTCGAACCTTCGATGTTTCTAATGTCACGGTTTTACAGACCGCTGCAATCGCCACTATGCGCATTTCCCCAAAACCTGTGCCGTATAACCACGACTAAACTTCTGGCACACCTATCTGCTACCTACCGATTATTGCAATCACGGTATCGTCTTATCGACGCAGATAAAGTTTTTCACCGCTATATGGTTGCAATGCTTCAAGCGGTTACGTGGAAAACCCTCACGAGCCTTGCGACGGCTCTTAACAGCATTCCGCTATGAGGGGAAAGGAGTGTCTCCAATGGAAAAGTATGGAAGACAATTCGCAGATGGCAAAGACCGAAAGAAGAAAACATCTGCGAAACAGGACTACCAGGATTCGGACCTGGGAATGCAGCAGTCAAAGTGCTGTGCCTTACCGCTTGGCGATAGCCCTAAACTCCGGGAGAGAGACCATCTGCTCCCGGATTATTTTTGTGAAACACCCTATCTTTATCTAAAAAAAATTGTCACGCCTGTGTACGGTACTTTGAAAAACTTTGTGTTGTCAAACGCATTATTCCATTTTTCGTTTCCCACACACAGGCTACATACACTCTTGATGCCTTGATTTCTCTGCCACATATCCAATGCCAACACAACACCGGATATTCGGCAATAACAATGGCTTTATGAATTTAACCCATTCAAAATTGTGATATGGGATAATTCGCATAATCTCCGGTAACCACATAGGCTATACCCACGCGAAAGTTATTCCAAATGCAAGGAACATTGCTAACTCAAATAAAATAACTCCGTCTGATGCTGTTTTCTGTTTTGGAGCATACCATAAAGCAGATATTGCTAAAACTGTCAATACCAACGTTGTCATTATTTTTAAAATCATGAATCCAAGCATTTTTTCTTCGTCCTTCCTTCAATTTCATCGATCATTGCCATTACCAGTGCTTTAGCAAACTGGCTATTGTTATGTATTTTAATCAGCAAATTGCCCTGCCGGATAAGATACGACCAGTCATCATCCGTTTTCGGATTAGCACACTCTTTATGTATTTTCCAAACCTCTGTGTAGATCTCTTTAATCTCCGGTGGCAATTCACATTTCTCCTTAACTGGCAAATCTTCTTTAGGCTCTTTATCAAGTCTGCTCTTTTGGTGCTTCATCTGACAGCTAACCATTTCTGTAACGTTCTCACGGTCTCTCTTGATTCCGTGACCTTGCAGAAACAACTCACATTGCAGGACTTCACCGCATTTTGAACATTCGTCTTTTATCTCTTTCCCAAATATCTGCATACACTTAATCTCTACCAGTGACTACCGCTCTCAAAAATACTCCGATGATGAACAGGATATACACCCATGCAGGAGCATGTAATTGAAACAGTATCCATGCTAAAACTATGTAAATGAAAATCATGTGCTGTACCTCCTAAAAGGCTTTTTTATTTTTGAGAATTTTTTAAAAATCATCCACATTCTCTGTAAAACTTTTCTTCCCGTCCGTCATCATAAATAACTCTTGCAATCGGTTCTGCAGAATGATCCACTTTCTGGCACTTTGGAATACTAAGCATATCTACTCGGTTCTTTATAACCTTGATGTGATTGTCTCTCAGGTATTCTTTGTAGTACCACTTGTCAGATAGCTTGTTTCCACCGGAAATGTTTAGTTTTTGCTCACATTCTTTCTTGCCTATCTTTCCAGTTTTGTACTCCTCTAAAATTTCTAAATAGTTTGATACCGGCAACATTTTAGGTCTTCCTGTTTTCTCCGCTCTTTTTATGACCCTTATGTTTAATGATCCATGTGCAATTTGATGGCAAACATGGCAAAGAGGTACAATGTTCCCTATATTGTTTGTTCCTCCCAATGCCAAAGGAACTACATGGTGATACTCTACATCCAAATTACTTCCACAGTTACAGCAAACTGTTCCAAGCTTATCTTTAAGTTCGTCCTTAAATGACGGTCTGTTAAATTGCAATTTGTTTTGTGTGTAAGATAACTCCATGTTAGTATCACCTCCTGTCGAAGCCTTTTTATTTTTTGGGTAGTTTACTGTACTTAGTAGGGCGGGTTTCCGAATTTCTATAAACCCCCTCCCCCATCATCACCAACATATTTCAACTATGCGCAAAATTCGTGCTTCGCGCAATCTTTATTGACACATCTTTAACTATCACGTATTTACGCACGTTTCCGTAGTTGTTGCTACTAATTTGCATCTGATGTATTATCGTCATACGCTCCGGAGTCGGTCAACATTGATGTATTTTGTCCATTTGCACCGCCTAACTGTGGCAGATCCGAAGCAGTTAATGCTTGCTTGTGGTTCTGCTGCTCTCTTGATACGCCGGGAAGGTTCCACCCGTAATGCCTATTCAGAATTGCCAGGATTCCAACAGGGTTTCGCTTTGCCGTGGCAAGTTTTGCGCTTAAAGACTCTTCGCGAAAATCCGATATCTTTTTGCCGATGTCAGAACACGATGGACTTAATTTAGTCCCCTCATCTCTCCATGTAGCTACTGTATATCTATCAATACCCGTTAATAAACTAAATCCTATAGCTGATACCTCTTTATCATACATCATACACATATATATATAATAATCACATATACGATTAACTAAATCATAATTATAAGCGTTATAATTACTTACTCCACCTGTAAATGATCCAGTAGTATTTACAAGGTTTTTAGACTTAAGACAGTCAGGCTCATTAAATGCATGACGTTTGATATACATAAGAGCAGCATTCCAAACGCTTTGAGACTCTTGTCTTATATCCTCTATTTTCTGATCTTTGCAGAACTGGGAAAGATATAGATCCATGTCATTCTCATATACCTTGGATGTTTCTGTATTTTCAACTTTTTCCATTCCTGCACCTCCTAAAAATCTGCAATAAAAAAAATCACTAATCCTCACTTAATAGACCCATGTTTTTTTATCTCCTCCACAGATTAGGTAAAAAACATAAATTTACAAAAGTGACAAGCTAGTGACTTCTTGTCGTTTCCGGTCTGCCGGCTCCGGTGGTCTTGGTTACAATCTGGGCGGCTGCGTATCCAGAGGGGGTTGGATTTGCTCCGCTGTCACTCGCACCGTGTTAACGTCGGCTCCCTAACTGCTTTTATCATACCATAAGTGCTATTTATAAATCCACAACAACCTTTTACGCATTTGACAATTTGTTACTGTGGTATGTCTTCCGGTGATCCTGAGCATATAAAAATCATGCGATTAAAAAATATCATCCGGTTAAATTTGACAAATGGGATTATTTAACAGACAGACAGGTAATTTTTGCAGATGGGTACATGGTGGCAGCCGGTCGGCTCTAGAATTTATATATACTTAGTATATCATTGTCTTTCTGCTCTTATTTACTTTTATTTTATCTAACCTTTATTTTATCTAATCTCCTTTTATTTAATCTGCGTCTACAAAATGTCTACAATTTGTCTACAAAATTTAGCACGTTAAAATATCACAGTGAAAATAGATCAAGAAAAGCAGGCTGTTACACCTGCTTAATTCCTGTTTATGCTGTTGCTCTTTCTGTTCTTCTGATCCGTTCCGCTCTCGCTGTGATCCGGTCAATTAACGCCCTGTCACCGTATGCGGATTTGCTGGACAATAACTCCGGATCCGTCATGCTGTCCAGTGCTTGGAGCGTTTCCGCTTGCACCGTCTCCAGTGCTTGGAGTTCTGCCCGGTTAAATTCTTTCAGCCGTTCGGATTCCACGTTTTCCAGTTGCTCCCGGTAGTACCGGAAGAACTGCCGGACGTTTGAGCGGATCCGGGCGGCTTTCTTTGCTGTGATCTGCTCCGGTGTTCCTTTCATTTTATTTGCTCCTTTCGTTTGTTTGTATCTTGATTATATATCATGCTATATAACATGTCAATAGATTATTGCAATTATTTATTGATATTTTTTAAAAATTCCTCAGCTTCTACAACTTGCGGTTGTTCCGATGCTTTTCGTTCTGCTCTCCTTTGCTCCTGGAGCTGGTGAAGTCTTTCGTTTGCTTGCATCAATGCAACTTTCTCCTCTACCTCTGTGCGCTCTGTATTTGCCTTTTCTGCGGTCTTTTCCGGCTCTTGCGGTAAATTCTCCGCTTGGCTCTCCAAAGTGTCTAAATAAGCCAATACAGCCGATACAGCTATATCATTTATATTTATGTCTGATTCTGCTGCTCTGTCCTTTGTGCCTTTTGGTAATCTGATTTGTACAAGATCAAATTTACTGCGGTAATTGTTAATTGCTTTGCGTGTGTAATCTGCTGTCCTTGCCATCTGAAAAACCTCCTTTAATAAATTGTTTTATCATATTATATAACACTTTATATATAAATGCAATATAATTGTATATATATCATGTCATATAAATATTTATAGAAAAGTGTTGACACATGCTATATATCATGATATAGTTATCTCAACAAATACAAAAGCCGGTGACCACCTACCAAGCGAACACCGGCACCCAAAAAGAAAGGCACCCAAATTATAACACGGGTGAAAAGGTAAAAGCAATATGAGAAAGAATGAATTATTAGAAGCAATCAACAACAGCAAAGCAAGAAGCGCATGGAATAAAGGTGTAAAGATCTATGCTTATGAGCTTGTAGAATCTCTGGAAGTTGAAGAGATCCCGCAGGACAAAACAGAGTTAAAAAGCCTTTTACTGAATGGCGCCGCTGACTGGAAACAGTACAGTTGGGGCGGCTGCTCTCTGATATATGACTGTGACATTGCAGAACGTCTCTGTTGCCCGTCTGAGTTAAAAAAGGTTTGCGGCGGCGAGAACAAACCAAACAGATCAGAGGAATGGTTAGACACACAGGCAAGAGCATTAAGCCATTCTTTTGATATAATTTATCATATTGTTAAATTTAGCAAGTAAGACAGGCTTACACCGGGGATCGTGCCCCGGCTTGCTTTTACCCGGATAACCGGGAAAAATTGAAAATATGGAGGAAATGAAAATGGGAAAAATAAATATTGATATGTGGTATGGAGACAAGCCGGAACAGGTGACAGGATTAGACATATATTTTAATGATTTAGGCGGATTTTATTCCGGCAATCTTCGCATTTTTGGAAAAATTGTTGGTGATTATTACGCCGACAGCGTGCAAGACATAGAAAAAGCATTTCCACACCTTGCAAAAGATATTGAAAACTGTTTGAATTAACTGCCGCAGAGGATGCCCGCCGGATCACTACCGGCGGCGGTTTTATGGGTGAAATTTACCCAAAAAATTAAAAATATGGAGGAGCGAGAAAATGAAAATTATAGAAAAATCGAAAATGCCTGACGGTACAAAGATACAACTAGAGGATTGGCACGATAAAAACACAAAAGATTATATGGATTTATATGGCTATGAGATAGGTGCATATCCAGTTGCTAAAAATTCCGGTCGTTTTGGTTGGGTAAAATCCGGAGAAAAATTTAGAATATCAATTAATTATAATAAATATGCAAATTATACTGATGAAATGGTGTTGAATGATTTTGAAGCGTTAAAAAATGGAGAAAAAACATTATCAGATTTAAAAGATCATTTTTTTAATAACTTTAAAGATCAATTTTATTTAGGAATCATAGATTTTGAACCTTGACAGCCGCCGCAGAGGATGCCCGCCGGATCACTACCGGCGGCGGTTTTATGGGTGAAATTTACCCAAAAATAAAAAAAAGGAGGTTACCATAGGATGGAAGAAAAGAACATTGAAAGACTATACAAGCTGTTAGAGTGTGCGGAGCGAGAGAAAGACACGGAGACAGCCGCAGTTTTGCGATGGGCAATTTTTGAACTGGAAAACAGATAAAAGACGGCTTGCAACCGTCCTTTTGTCGTGTTCCGTTGGATATGCTGCCGTCTGGCTGTCTATTTGTGTTACTATTCCACCGGATCCGGTCAGATCCTGCGCCCGGATATATTGACGGCTTGCGCTGTCTTGGTGTACAATCAAATATTACAAGGGGATTATACAAAATGCGAAAAGTGGGAATCGGTCATGTATACGACATTATGGAGAGCGTAGCGGATGCCGGGGAACGGCTGGAAACCGTTATAAGGGTAGAGAATGCCGCCGGTGGTCTGTCTCCTGAATCTGCAGAGCTGTTGCGGTCTGCGTATGATTCCATGCTTTCTGCAGTCGGAGACCTTGCGAAAGCTGCGACACGGTGACCGGGTGACCGGTCCAGGACTCGCACCGCAGAAGTGCGCAGATGTTACACACCTTGAACCGGTCTGAAAAAATCTGCGAAAAAACTCTGAAAACGGATTTTTCAGCTTAAAAAGTGCTACCCCGGGGGGATTGAAAATTTTTAGCACGAAAATTGTAGAAAAATTTTTCTTTCAAAAACCTCTGAAAACGAGATTTTCGGTTGAAAATGCAGACCTACGGGGGTATCAAAATAAACACATTAAAATTTTTTCAATACTTCACATCTATTTATCGACAGAATACCACAAATGTGTTAAAATTTTATAAAATTCAAAATGAAAGGGGTAATTACTCTATGAAACAAAGTGGTTTAGGAATTGCTTCGATGATTTTAGGAATCATCAGTATTTTGACAGCTTGTATAGCTTTCGGAATTGTGCCGGGAATTATAGGTGCTGTTCTTGCTATCATTGCACTATGTCAGAAAGACAAGAAACACGGCACTGCTATCGCAGGACTGACTTGCTCTATTATCGGAATTATTATTTTTGCCATTATGGCATTGTTTGTAAATAGTGTATCCGATAGTAACAAGGAATCTACCGGCACACAGGCATCTGTTTCTGCAATACAAGAAAGTTCTACCGCAGTATCAGAAAGTACACCGGAATCAAAGGTTGAAGAGGTAGAAGCACCCAGTGGTACTGTTATTTCTCCCGGTTACACATTCGATGCGGACGGCTTGCAAGTCACTATTAATGATTTTGACCTTGACTACACTGATTATGAGGATGAATACGGTTGGAACGCTCCTGCTGATGGAACAAAATACATTATGATTGATGTTTCCTATCAGAACAACAGTAAAGATGATAAGTATGTAAGCATCTACGATTTCCAGTGCTACGCAGACGATACAGATTGTGAGCAGAATTACAGTGTTGTTGATAGTTCTTCGTTGAATGCGAATCTTTCAAGCGGAAGAAAAACATCTTACAAGATTGCATTTGTAGTTCCGCAAGATGCGCAGAGCATTGAACTGGAATATGAAACAAGCATTTGGACTGGAAACAAAGAAGTACTCAAATTACAATAGAATATAGAATTTTAAGGGCATCCGAAAGGGTGCTCTTATTTTTATGTTGCGAACCTACGTTCTGCATGATATAATATGTGTCAGTTAGGAAGTCTTGCACTACGTCCGGAGAGTGAAAGCTGATTATACAGCCTAGATTGTAACCAAGACCCGGAATAAAGACAGACCAAAAAAAGATTGGAAGTTCGCTACTCCAACAGTAACAGGGGTAGTGGGCTTATTTTTATGCTCTTCTGCCCCATGACAATGTATTTGTTGGAGGTAGAAAATGTTAGTTGAAATCAAAACAGTAAACAAAGAAGAAGTAACCGTTGTAACAAGCCTTGATGTTGCGGAAACGTTTGGAAAAGAGCATAAACGTGTCATGCAGGACATAAGAGAACTTGATTGTAGTGAAGAATTTAGAGAGCACAATTTCGTGCCTATCTCTTATACAGATAGTATTAACAGGAAAAAACCTATGTTTGTTATGACAAGAGACGGCTTTACTCTTCTTGCTATGGGATACACTGGTGAAAAAGCAATGCAGTTCAAGGAAGCCTATATTAAGCAATTCAACGCAATGGAAAAAGCTCTTATTGGCAAAATACGGGAACGTGAAAAAGGAATTGGTGTCCGCAGGGTACTTACGGATAGTTTGCAGAGGACTTCCGAAAATGAACGGATGCACGGTCATGCATACTCTACCTACACCGATTTGATTTATAAATCAGTATTCGGAAAAACCGCAAAGCAATTACGGCTTGACCTTAATATTGGCAACAAAGAAAACATCCGGGATTATCTGACCGAGGAAGAACTACTGTTAGTTCAGAATGCAGAAATGCTTGTAAGTTCACTGGTTGGATACGGTTGGGGATACGGAGAAATTAAGGAATTTTTGGAAAATAAGTCGGTGAATAAACTGGTCGGATGATAGACGCCCTAGATTCAATCTAGTGCATTTTTATTTTTTGAAAAAATGCTTGACTTGTATCTCGAAACATTATATAATGTATCTCGAAACAAGGAGGTGATACCCATAGCACCTAAAAGCAGAGCCGATTACTTCAAAGAGCGAAGAAAGAAAACAAAAAATTTTAGTGTTGAAATCGAAAAGGAAAAGTTTGAGAAGTTAGAGGAAAAACTTTCCCAAAAAGGATTGACTAAAACGAAATGGTTTAACGAAAAAGTTGATGAAGAAATCGGAAACTAAAAAAGAAGGAGCAGCCATACCCGCAAAGTAACCGGCTGCTCCTTTACCCCAAAAGGATTATGTAAATTATAGCACTGCATCTTCCTTTTGGCAAATTATTTTTGATTAAATGGAGGAGCTGAAAATGAGAGAAGAACTTATCAAAAAAATTATCTGTAACCTTGAAAATACCAGCATTCATTTCCTCAAATGCATATTGGCATATACAAATATACTTTGTGATAGATAAAAAGAAAGGAAAAATAATATGGAAAATATTGTAAACGTTGAAGGAACAGAGTTAGATGTCAGAGAATACAATGGTCAGATGGTTGTTACTTTTGACGATATCGACCTTGTTCATAAAAGACCAAGTGGAACGGCTAGAAAAGCGTTTAATAGAAACAAAAAGCGCTTTATAAATGGCGTTGATTATATTGTTTTGGAAAAAGAAAATTCTAATGTCCACCGGGTGGACATTAGAAATATTGATATTCCAAACAGAGGTATTACTGTATTCACCGAAAGCGGATACCTTATGCTTGTAAAACCATTTAAGGATGATTTATCATGGAAAGTTCAGAGGAGCCTTGTCAATGCTTATTTTGCATTAAGAAATCAACATCCAGCACCTACTTCCACCACAGCAATCGAGGAAAAGCCGACATTAGAGTTTGAAACAGACTGGTTCTGCATCAACCGTGGCAAAATCAACTACATCTGCCGTTGCTACGACATTACATCAAAGGAATATATGCACCACTTACTTGAAGTTTTGGGAAGAACGTATAATTTTGATGAAGCAAAGAGAATTTACAGCGCAACGACCGGAAACTGGAAATGCAGAAATTCCGAAGTAATCACCTACTTCCCACAGCTTTCAGAACTTGCATCTAAAATTCTTCAGCAAGATGTTGATAACTGTGCAACAGAAGAGACCCCATAAAAAGGGGTCTTTTCTATGCCATTCTTTTATTCGACGAAATTCGTCGAAAGAAATATTTAAGGGATTATTTTTCCCCTAAAACACATTTTACTGGTATTCTGATTTTGTTAAGCGACACGTTGTCGCTCAATTATTCTATTGTATGTTAAACATACGAAGCAAATCTCAATGTGAATGTCGGTCACATTGCCATTCCAACAATACCTCTTATCAGTTCATCAGCCAGTGCAAACACTTCTCTTCCGTAGGTAGCCAAAAAGTCGGCAACAATTTCTTCTGTCTGAATATCCATAGTCAAATTGTAGGACAGGCAGAACGCATGGCACAATTCATGGCACAGCACACGGTCATAGAAATTGCCATGAATCATATTTGATATGTAAATATCTCTTGTGTTCCTGTCTGTCATGCCAAACGTATATGTACCATCAGAACGCATCAGCATAGGGCTGGGACTTCCTACAAGCCTTAAATTCCAGTCCATTCCATTTATCGTGAACAACTTACCACCTCCAACATAAAAGGGGCTAAATAAGCCCCTTAAGTGTTTTAACCGATTTTTGTTATCAGTGCAGACAGCTTATTCCGCAGTACCGTCTTTTCTTCCGGTGTTGCATCGTTGATGATCTCCGTCATGTCGTTTGCAAGTTCGGTCATGTATGTGTTCAGGTCACGGACTTTTGCTTCTTTGTCCTGCTGTGTATTCGCCTTATGCAGTTCCTTATTTTCCATATAGGTTCTGCGGCTCATTCCACTTCTGCCCTCTCTTGCATCACGCATACCGGATGAAGAAGTTTCCGTGTAGTACATACGTCCCATGTCTCTGTCCATGTCACGGTGATACATTTCCGGAGTCATGTGATAATAGGGTGGTTCTTCATAACCTCTGCGGTAGGTTCCACGACCTTTAGGTGCAAATCTGCCGTCAGCATAGCGGTAATGGTCATAGAACCGTCTTCCACCATCCCCATAACGTTCAAACATTTCCATGTTTTCGTCCGAATCATATTCCTGCATGGTTTTTGTCAGTTCCCGATAGTACATAGCTTCCGATAAGTCTTTCATCATGTCGATGACCTTCCCCATTTCGCAAGTATCTACTTTGTCAATTCCTTTGTCAAACTGCGTTTTAGCGCATTCAGAAAGTTTTTCAATCATTTCATGCATTCTTTTAACATCCATGATTTTTCACCTCCTACGCTTCACGAACGGCAATCAAATTGCTGTTCTGCACTTCAATAGCTTGCGTAGAAGTGTTCTGAACGGCTACCGTACTGCAGCATCCACGAGGAACATCAATGTAAGCCTGTGCAGAAACATTGAAGAAATTCTCTACTGCTGCCGGAGTTACAATCATTCTTGTGGACTGCAAAGGTTCTCCGTCTACTGCCAGTGCAAGGGAAATTTCCTCAACAGTTCCACCAGTGGGAATCTGAATGTTGCCGGAATAACTTACAAGGAATCTTGCACGACACTGATTAGTGATACCTCTTAACTTCACAATTCCGGATCCCTCTCTATGATTGATACAGTTACTTCCATTTACGGCAGTTTCGGTAAAAGCAACGTCTGCTCCTGCTGCCACAGTCTGTAATGCTACTGCTGTATATTCAGCCATAATAAAACCTCTCTTTCAAAATCAAAGGGGCAAACCATATAGTCTGCCCCATGTTGTCAGTAATTCTGCATAGCAGACATAACCTTAAGGTTAAGTTACTCGATATGCAGTTTTAGCATCCGCAACCAGTGTTGCAACCACATCCGCATCCGTAATATACATTAGGGTTGGGAACCTGGTATGCCGGGATGGGCGCAGGATTCACAGCGTTGATGATCTGCTGTGTCTGTGCACTCATGGCAGTAGTCAGAAGAGCATTCTGACGATCCTGAGAAGCGGCTCTGCGCAGATCGTTGTTCTCTGCCTGCAGAGTAGCGATCTTATCCTGACATAAGTAGTCAAGGATTGCTCTTGTACCGGCGTTCTGGCTGTCGATAATATCACGAGTGTTGTTATTCATGGTGTTCTGCAATGCGCAAGTATTCGTTGCCATATTGTAGTTTACACCCTGGATAGCTTCACGGGTATCGCAGCAGCACTGTGCTAACTGTGCCTGTAAAGCGTTAGCATTCTGCATTCCTGCTACGGTGTCTGCATTGATAGCCTGTTGGATGCCATAGCCAGTCTGTAAAATGTTGGTATTTACGCCATTAAATCCGGTAAGCATACCATTGTTTACAGCGTAGAATCCGTCACACAGACCGTTGTTGATTCCGTCCAGTTTACCGATGATAGACTGGGTGTCGAACCCTCTTTGCAGTGCAGAATCGGTATAGTAACTGGAATTAGAGCCATTACCGCCCCATCCATTACCGCCCCAACCTCCAAAAATCGCAAAAATTACGACTATGAACCAGAGCCATCCACCGTCACCAAATGCACCATTATTTCCGTAGCCATTTCCGGCAGCCGGAATAACAGGCATGGTAAAAGGACTGTTGTTTGTTTCAAACATATTAGATTACCTCCATAATTTTATTCATAAAGAGGTCTCCCGGGTTTTGTGCACAAACCTCTAATATGCTGTTAAAAAGGAAACTGACTTTTTATCTGTCTTATTACATCATCAGGATTTATACCTTTCGTTTTGCAGATGTTTCTCGCAAGATTTTCTACTCCTTGGAAATCACCTTTTTGAGCCATCCCATAAGCGTTTTTTACCATGTCGTTAGACATGATCTGGCTGTTCCCCATCATATTTTGTATAAACTGTTGCGGATTCCCCATTGACTTAAGCATCTGCATCATCCTTTCTTTGCGATTGTGGAGTTTTTCTTTGCGATTGCGAAGATTTCAACTGCTCAATCTTTTGTTCCAGTTCATCGAAACGCTTCATAAATACCGCTGTGGCTTCGTCTGATAGGTCAAATTTCGCCTTTTCTGTGTCTGACGGTAAATTGTTAGGGTCTGCATCTAAAACAGGCTTGTAAAGCCTTGTATAGATTTTCCCATCTGCTCCCCAGGATTTAGCATAGATCTCCGACAGGTCCTGTTTTGGGAAAAATGCTGTGTTTCCATCCATAGGAACCTCATTCGGTGCTATGCACTCTTGCGCAGGTACAATACGTCCGTACATCTGTACTGCGTTTTGCTGTGGCTGTTGCATAAACTGCTGTGGTTGGAATTGTTCCTGTTGTGGCATAAACTGTCCGTACATAGGTGTTCTATACTGCGGATTGAAATAGTTCGGATTCATAATCGGCTGCGGCACGGCTGTTCTCCCTTTCTTCCATTGATTCTATCTGTTTCGCAATTTCAACTTCATCAAGTGTCTGATATGTTGGCTTGTTCATAAGTCCCAACGGACTGAAATTCATAAGCATTACCCGTTTCTCCTAAAACTTCCTCGATCACATGAACCATGATTGATTGATACTTAATCGGAACTTCCCTTGTACGTTCTTTGCTGAATATATGTTCCAGTGTTTCATCAGAAAATTTGAATTTTCCCATAAGGTCATCCCTCCTTATGATTAAATTTTGGCATAAAAAAAGACGGTCTACCCGTCATGTATCCGTCACATTTCATTCACTATAAAATTATTGGAATCTTTGCAAAAAACTCCTTTCGTTTTAGGCTTGACTACTATTTTGACTACTATCCGACTACCCGTTGCCCGGGAATGCCCATTTTATCAGCTTTTTCGAGTGGAAGCAAGGGGGCTCGAACCCCACTCTATTCCTCTTACTTTCCGCATATTTACTGGCTTTCTAGGTGTTTTTTGTTGATTACTTTTGACTACTTTCGCAAAAATAGTAGTCAAATCACCTTGCCTGTAAATCTGGTATGCTACTCAAAATAGACGATTTCTTTTCAATGGTTTTCCTGTTCCTATGATAGTGTATTTCTGATGTCATGATATCTGTATGCCCCATCTGATCCATGACAAGTCTCTTATCCACATTGTTATCCATAAGAATAGTTCCATATGTCTTTCTTACTTTGTGCGGTGGCTTTGGATAAATTTTCAATTTCCTGCAAAGCCTTTTTTGCCTTTGTCTAACCGCCTGTGCAGTAATCCTAATATCGTTTTTTGTAAAAATGTAATCTCCAAATGGATTCATGTACTTTATTTTATCGCAAATCCATACATAATCATTCGGTATAATTGCTGTTCTGATTCCTGCTTTGGTTTTAGGATACTCTTTTACTTCAACAACATTGTTTCCGCTTTCGTCTTTATACTTCGTTTCTGTCCTGCGAACGTTAAAAGTATTATCAGAAAAATCGGAATGTCTTAATGTTACAACTTCTCCGATACGTACACCAGTTAAAAACATAAGCAATATAGCAACATTAGAAGTATCAAGGTGGCTGACAAGATACTTAATCATTACATCAGTTTCATATTCGTCGAATACTTCTTCATAGTCTTCTTTTATTACTTTTTTAAAATCACTATCAGATACGTCAAGATTATCAAACAGTTCTACGATATTAAAATCAATAAGTTTGCGTTTTTTCGCTCTTTTAAGAAATGTTCTTGTAATTCCTTTTAGACCGGAAAATGATTTAGGTGTCAACTCTTTATCGGCAATTTCTTCCTCTAAAAAATCCCCCCATTCATCTTCTGATATTGATTTTATTCTTCGCTTTCCCAACTCTCCATAGTGTCTGAGAAAATATCTCTCGTCTCTGTCGTATGTTGCTTTACATATCTTTTTAAGAGACAATCTCCGGTCTTCACATTCGTAAAACACTTCTGTAACTGTTGGATTTTGCTCTTTTTGGTAGTAAAACTCAATAACTTCTTCTTTGAGATCTTCCTCGCTTTTCTTTTTTACAAGTCTCCTTCCTTTTTCTTCATCTGGCAAATAAGTTCTCCAGTATCCGTCTTTTCCTTTGTTGATTGCGTATTGGTGTTTCTTCAGATACTCATCTTTCTTTTTCATTTCAATGCTTTTTTGCAAAGATTCCGTGTCAATCATACCATTGCTAACGGCATATTGCAATATTTCCATATCAGAAAGTTCCAAATCTATCACCTTCTAACCGCTTAAGTTTATTTTTTATAGACCTTACTCTTCTTTCTACAGTAGTTACAGAAATGGAATGTCTAAAGGATATTTCTTTTTGAGAAATTCCTTTAGACAAATCCCAAAACACTTTCTCTTCCTCTTCCGTGAAATTGGCGTTACGGAAGATTTCTTCAAGTTCTGGCTTAGTCAGTTTTGACAACTTCATAAGCCATTCTCCTTCGCTAAATTTCAGTTTAGATGTTCATAACACCAGACTTCCATCCTGCTTTTTTAGCCTCTTCTGAAAGAATCTCATTTTCTTCAGCTATAGCCATTTTTCTTTGTTGTTTTTCTAAACAATATATTGATAAAATTTCATCCACCAACTCATTAATACTACATAACATATCTCCGTCAACCTCTTCGGTTCGTTCTGCATCATTTAAAATATTTTTTATATCTTCTGCACATTCATGTATTTTTCTCATACAAATGCCTCCATAAATCTTAATATTCCAGTTTACTTCATAAAAAGCAACCAACGGGTCTTACCTCTCTGATCTCCCAACAATGGTTTCGTACCAAATGCTTTCAGCACTTCCGATAATTTGATCTGATCCTCATTCCATTTAAAGACAAGTAGTCCATACGGTTCAAGCACCCTCATGCACTCATCAAATCCGGTTTTCAAGTACGTTGGCCAATCTGCCGGAAGCACTCCGTATTTCTGCCGGAGCCATGACCCTGTACCGGCATGGATAAGATGCGGAGGATCAAATACCACGATCTTAAAACTGTTATCAGTGTACGGCATATCTCGGAAATCCATATGCACATCCGGCTTTACCAGAAGAGATCTACCGTCACACAAGGTTGTTTCTACCTCCCGGTTGTCTGCAAATATGACATCCGGGTTCTGGCGGTCAAACCAAAACATCCTGCTACCGCAACAGGCATCCAGTATTTTTTTCATATTTTGTCTCTCTTTCATTTTTCATAACTAACAGATAAACCATATTTTCCTTTGTTTGCGGCATTCACAACACCAATATTCATGATATGCTAATCCGATTCTAAATCTTGTATTATGAAACAAAACAAATCGCTCTGCCATACACACAGATTCAGGGTGGTGTATTTTCATACATCTTCTTTTTGTCATTTTTATTTCTCCACTAAATCCTAAGAGCATTACCGCAAAATCTACAGTACTTTGCCAATATCACACACTTGGAACCGCCTGTATAATGGCTTTCCACATATTTGTGTACTACTGCTCCACAATATTTACACGTTATTCTTGCCATAACAGCGTAGCTGTCATTTATTTCTTTCTGTTCATCGTGTGACCACATTTCTCGCTTAACTCCTTTGCTAAATACTAAGTTACATACTTAATTTCTTACCTTATCCAAGTACTCCTTGCATTTCCAATACACTTCCGGATCAAATTCTTTCCGCTCATGCTCATATGCGCTGTAATCTGCCGAACTGCATCCGGCAATCTGTGCCATCTTAAACATGGACACTTTTGCATCTCTTCTTAGTGCTGCAATATAGCCTGCGTACATCCCTTTGTCTCCGTTGGCTAACTGTATTCTTGCCATTTCCTGAATATCTTTCGATGCAGACACTTCCATTATTTGCTTTATTGGGCATTCCTCGTTGTGGCAATCATAAAGGCAACCGTGGATTCCATTCTTGCCATCGAAAAAGCCAACCACATATTTTGTAGGTTCCTCACAGTCATTACATTTTGCATTTATAGCCATAATTTTCACCACCTTTTAACTTGCTGAACTACCGAATTTTCCTCGGTAGTTCGATTTCTCCCCCGTATTACCGGGGGATTTTAACTTGCTTTTGAATTATTGAGTGGAACTAAAATAGAAACTCAAATTTTTAATTAAATTTTTCACTTTTTAACTCAAATTTTGAGTTACTATTTCACTTTTTAGTTCCTGATTTCACTTCCTACGCTTGCGCCGCCACCACCGGCAAAGCAGTCAATGATAATGTTATTTTTCATGGCATCACCTCCGGCATAAAATCAGATAATCGCATTTGTGCCATTTCTGCATCTAATCTCTTTTTGGACAAATCATAATAATGCTTGTCCAGTTCAAAGCCAACATATGGATGGTTGGTTCTGTAGCAGGCTATCAAGCTACTAGCACTTCCTACATGTGTGTCTAGGATAATGTCTCCGGGCTTTGCATAGCGGTTTAGGAGCCATTCATATAGTGCCACTGGCTTTTGTGTAGGATGAATACGGTTTTCTTTTTGTTTCATATTTTGCTGAAGCATTCCGTTCCACCTATATTTAATCTTCCTTACTGCAGTACTGAACGAAGTCCATGCAAGTTCACAATCAGCAAAATCAGTATTTCCATTATCTTTATCCCAAACAATCCAACAACTACTATCAAACGGCATTTTGCTTATAAAATGATTTGCCCCCCAAATAATCTGATTTTTTGACACTCTAAACAGTTCATCGAAATATTTTTCGTTTGGTGGATTTATATCCATTCCGCTAAAACTCTTGTAATCCTTTGCTTTTGCCAGGCTACCTCTTGTATGGTTTTTATCCCCATTTTCTCCAATCCCATACGGTGGATCCACAATCGCAAGGTCAAAGTAACCATCCGGGAACTCTTTCATCCCATCCATGCAATCCATGTTGTAATATCCAAAATCCATTACGGCATCACCCCCGGAATATCCTCAAAACTAATCTGATTATCTCTTTCAAAGACAATCATCTCATTTTTGGCTCTCTGATAAAAATTGCGGTCAATCTCAAATCCGAATGCACTTCTCCCGATCTCTGCGGCTGCTCTTAAGGTACTACCGCTGCCACAGCAAGGATCAATCACTACATCACCGGGATCTGTAAAAATCTCTATCAGTTTTTTCAACACCGCTACCGGCTTCTGTGCCGGATGGATTTTCGGAATATCTTTTCCGTCTTTCTCCCAACTGAACCAGTTAAAAATCATTTTCCCAGTGCCACGGATCGTCTTTCCGTCCTCGTCAACCCTTGCACCGTTCCGGAACTTCGGCAGCTTTTCACGGTAGAACACAAGAGCATATTCAGTAGCACCAACCACACGCATATTTGCCTTAAGCACCTGCGGACTGTAATTTTTAACAAATACTAGCGGTATGTAATGGACGAATCCATGTTTATATGCGGCATCAATCAGCGTAGGCATCTGTTCAAAAGAGCAGAAAACGATCATGCAAGGACTGTTGCTACTTCTTCCCCTGGTAACGCTATTCTTGTCTTCCTTTTTCAGCATCTTTGAGCAGAAATGGAAATACTCATACAGATTGAAGTTGAAATCAGAATTGAATGCTGCCTTTCCTGCAAGTTTGCTTTCACCGTTCTTGTTATCCCCACCGTTGTACCACATAGGGTTACTGCCGTAGAAATTCTTGCCGACATTATACGGGACATCGGCAATGATAAGCTGTGCCGGAGGTATGGCATATTTCTTATAGTTCTGCATTGAATCTCTGTAAATCTCACATTTTAATTTTTTCATTTTTTTCAAGGAGACCGCATATGCTTCACTCTGGCCAGAGTCTCGGCTCCTTTCTTGGTTTTATCTAACTATCGTTTCTGCTTGTTCCTTGTACATCTTCCCCGCCATCTGCACCAAGTAGTTCTGTAAGGCTTCTGCAACGCTGATTCTGTGCTTAGTGCAATATCTGTCAACGTAGCGTTTAAAGTCCTCATTCTCGGCATACAGGGCGGTATAATCAACTCGTTCCATCTGCATCACGCTCCTTTAAGATTTCATCCAAGCAAGCATTAAATCCTGCATTCATCATCAGTTTGTCATTCTCACTTTCTTTCCCTACTGTACGTCTTTTCTCCGGCAGTTCTCTGAGCGGACAAGAATCTGGCTTTTCCCCGTAGTGTCCGCCATTTATCGGAATTTCTTTCCCTGTAATAGCGCAGTCATAAAGAGCATCGTCTTTATAACTGGGATATTTACAAGCGCAATTCTCACAGGTTTCCGGCATATCCATTACCAATGCTGCTTTGGGCATATTTCACACTCCTTTCGGCTTCTCACACCGTTCAAACGATATCACCCAAACGTAAGGATTAGCATCCCAGCTGTAGCGGTCAATGTCGGATTTTTTTACAGTTGAATCCCATAAAATCTCAAACTTCTCTAAACTAAAATCATGATTTCTATTTAAAGTTTCTCCATCTGTCACAGCACTAGTTTCAATATTTATACCCTCTCTGTGACAATCATCCACTGTGATCTCCTGCAACCGCTCCACTCTCACATCCGTAACTTTCAGCCAGATACGAGCGGCTTCTTTCGGCATGTGGATAGATGGGTGCCACCTTGCATCTCCATATATTTCATCTGTTGCCCGGTACATATAACAGCCATAGCTTTTATTCAAGACGTTCTGTTGTGGTTCTTGGTAACAATTTCCATGTTCGTCTCCCTCGCAACAACAACAATCAAAATGTTCCCATGTTTCCCGTACATACAAGATATCGCCTGGACAGATAGGACAGGTTCTCTCCGCTGTACTTAACTGTTCCATCTGCTCATTATCAGCAAAGTTATGTACTGCATAAGTCCGCCTGTCAGCATTGTAAAAATCCATATCCGGTACGGTATACTCATTTGCATCTTTGCATATACGCCGGGTGCAGGTCTTCCGTCCGTCCAGAATCGCCCGAACCATCTCTGTGCTGAATAAAATCGGCTTAATTTCCATCTGTTCCACCTGCCTTTACTATCTCCAACAAATCATCTACCAAATCCTTGACATCGTACATCATCATAGTGTCGTAGGATTTTGACTGCTGCTCTGCTGTTTTATTTCCATACTTCGTACAGTCTTTAAGGAATGCTGTGCGTTCTTCCAACTGATGCAAAACTCTGTCCGGGTCGTAGGCGGTCGGCTGCTCATTCACTTCATCAATAATGCTATTAGTAACATCGTAGGCTGTCATATATCCGCAGATAGCTTCATTTGTCGCTCTTTCTTCTAGTACTTTAACCAATTCGCCTTCGTCAATCATTTTTCCCATCGTTCGCCCTCCTGTTCCATGCTTTAATAGCATAGTTATAATTCAGATAGCCAACCGTTCCGCAATTACATTTCGTACATTTTATCCCCCAATAGGTATCGCCCAATATTGTCGTTTTAACTGCTTGTTTTTTTGCTTCTCCGCCGCAAAACGGGCACGGCTTTAATTCTTCACTCATACTTCATCCCTCCAATCTAATTTCTGACCACAATTCTTGCAATAATCATATCTGTCATGTGTTTTCAGCCATTCATCAAGGATTTGTTCGTCTCTATGCTTTTCAAATACCGCTATTGCATCTGCCAGAAAGTCGGTCTGGGCAAACCATTTCAGATCGTCAATCACTTTCCACGGGTTATCGCCAGATACATTCATACAAACTTCATGTAACCTTTCCATTTGATCGCAGTCTTTATATTTTTCCTCTATTTCTGCGATAGGAGATTTTAATGCGTGATAATTGCGAATGTGAACATAATTGAAGTATGCCGAGGAATATTCCCCTACTTCATACTCTCCGGGTTCAAATGTGTGGTTTTGCATCACGATCTGCAAAGCAACTGGAAGTTCGATAATGAGCATTTCGGCTTTTTCAATATCCTCAGCAGCGTATTCTCCACTTTCTTCATCGCAGTGCCATCCCATGATTTCACACACATTTGTTGTGGGGCCGCTGTTCCCAAATGGTCTTTTAACATCTATTGCCGGTCTATACCTATCCTCAGAATCTATTAAAATAGAGATTCTAAAATTAAGGTCTGTCATAATCTTTATGTGCTCCGGTTTTAATTCAAAACTTGGCATATCAACCTACCTCCGTTTCATTCCTCTGACTGTCTACTTCTCTCTTGCTTCCAACAGGCTATTAAATGTAAATCCTTCACTTATACATTAATCCTCGAATTTCATGTATTCTTCCATGTTCTCCGGTGTGATGTTTCTCCCAATCATAGATTTGCAGATTTCTACTGATTTCCGGCATTCCTCCACCGTACCTATCTGCCGGTACTGCTGAACTTCTTCCAGTGCCTTGATTGCCATCTCGTAACCTTGGATTTCGTTTTTTCTCTCGTAATTCTGTATACACATTTTGGCTAAATCAATAGATGTCTCAAGTTCTTTGATTGCTTCATTCTCCGTCATATCCACTCCTCCTTAACTCCATTTAAAATCCTCACAAGGTCTCATTCTCCGCTGATTCTTACCCCTTTTATTGCATATTCCCCAACCACCGTAATGACAATCTTCGCAGGTAATCGGATATTGATTTAAATTTTCCTCAATACATTTCTTGCACTGGTAAGAATTTTGATTATACTCATACCGACAATTACGATTTTTGCGTTTGCATGTCGCCATATTACTCCTCCAACAGTTCCTGATTGTCAAATACATTCCCAATCACTGAACATTCATCACCTAAAACTTCATAGCTTTCAGCAGATAATCTGTTTGTCACTTGGAAGGAAATTGTTTCATCATCCCATACGACTTTACCGATGCAATCTGCTTATGCCAGTCCGCTTTCTGTACTGTATGAATCCCAGTAAGCAACAATGTCATTCTCCCAAATCAGATTACCGTTCTTGTCTTTCACGCCTGTGCACTGGCAGATTGTGGCTGGGGCTACCTCAAATGCCACAAACTGCAAACATCCTTCTTCTCCGACCTTATCACTCTCATTTACCGAGTTACCAACTGTATGAATAAATACTTGCCCTGTTACACCATCATCAATACGATTTCCAATTACCCATTCCCCGTTATCAATCCGCTTTCCACGGAATAAATATCTATCCTGCATCCTCATTCCTCACTTTCTTTCTTAAATTCCGCAGTACACATAATAGCTCCATCGCCAACTCCTCGTCAGTCATGCTCCTGATCCGGTCTGCGTTGATCATAGGTACGTAGTGCTCGCAGTCTCTTTCTATGTCCTCATGTGGACAGTCGTTGATTTTCTCGCACCATGAGTACGCATCAAAACCATTATCCTTTGTTTCTAAATTCTTGCAGTTATTACACTTCGCCATCTTCCACCTACTTTTCTTGCAAAAATCTCTTGATGACATCAATATCTCTGTCCAGCACGCTTAAATGCTCTTTGTTCATTTTTTGATAGACAATCAAGGGATTCTGTCTTCCTGCCTTTTTCGCTCTTAATACTTCCCATATACCTTTCGGTTCTTCAATCGTCCATCCGGTTTTGATAAGCCATTTGCGAAAAGCATCCAATTTGTTGCTATGCAGTGTGTTCCTATTTGCCATTCTCTTCTCACTTTCTCGGTACGGCTTCGGCTTCCTCTCTGGTAAGGAATACCGTTTTGCCAAAATCGCATTCTCTAAAATATGCTCCTATAAAATGATTTGTTGCCTTAGCGTAAATTCTATATTGTTCTCCGCTTTCATAAAATGATACACTAGAAACATAAGCTTCATAGACTTCGTCTTTCATGTTCTCATCATATTCAATATCATCAAACACATTAAATGGAGAAGTGACTACATAAACTGTATCTCCCACCTTGCACGGCAACCGCAGGAGCAATCCCTGCTCCTCGGAATCCTCGTAGCGTTTCAACTTTTCCCTCAACTCTGCCATTGCCCACATGTTTCGATAAAATACTGCGATCAGAGCATTTATGTCTGTTAATGGATCATACATGAGGTTTTCCATCATTTCTTCATCAAATGATTCGTCATTTAACGGTAAAACATCTTTTGCAAAATTTTCCGTAATAACTCTTGCGAAATCTCTCGCATCAATATCTTTTGCATAATCTCTATATCTGGTATTTCCGTCCTGTGTTATGTAACAACAATTAAGTGCCAGTTTAAACATTCCCATTTCTGATACATTCTTATTGGTTGTCAGTCTCTCCATCCTTGCTCCTTTCCTTGATCCTCGGTCTCTCCACCATCACTGGATAGCTGCACTCATACGGATTCGTGCGTCCGATTCTAATAGCATCAGCAACCGGATGTGTAGCCATGTAGAGTAAGTCACCGTTCTGAAAGTTTCCTGTTCCCTCTCTCATGAAACTACACTCCTTTTTCCGTATGTACTTGCGATTCCGTATACATTGCAAATTTCTCTGTAATATTTTTCCTGTGCATGGATATGAGCATCCACACGGTCAAGTTCCGTCTCACACCACTTTGCAAATTCTTCTGCAGACAATGGTGTTTCCAAATTTTCAAATTTTTCTCTGTTTTCAATCACAAAGCACACCATATCAACCGGAATGTGGTTCAAATCCGAAAGAATCTGAATCTGTTTATCCTTGTCCTCTGCTTTTTCATAATTCGCCAACAATTCATAACCTGTCATCTGCATTTGTATCACCTCTTATCAAGTTTTATTTCTTTGTCGTAGCAACTTTTCTTCGGATTTCCCTCTACTGGGGAAACCATCTTTTTAGGATCCGTAGTATATGCTCCGTTTAGTTTCAAACCTATTTTGCTTTTTTCGTCCACGTAGCATGACGGCTTGTAACGATCCGGTGGAATGTAATTGTGAATGCGCCAGTGCTTTACAAGCATAACACCACTATCGAAAGATAAAAGGAATCTATTGTCTATCAATGCTTTCAAATCATCATCAGAAGCACCGCACATCCTTATGATTTTCCGTGGATTATTCACGAATCCGTCATCGTCAGCGTTCATACAGATATGGAAATAAAGCATTTGAGCCGTAGCAGGAATATCCAAAAAAGCATCACTCTCAATTATTTTTGCGCTGAACATTCGTTTTTCTGCCATTTATAACTCCTTACTCAAAAATAGGCTTCTCAATATAGATCCCGGTATTTTCCACCAGTTCTCTCCATAAATCCATGAAATCCTTTCCGTTGCACTTGTCTCCAGCTTTGTCCATGTGGTCAGAAAACTTATCCTTGAAATTCGTCAGCTTCTTCTTACCAAATCCATCTTCCATAAGAATTACCATTCCATATAGGATGTACCTTGTGGACAACTCATTGATAAGATTGTTACATCTGACCTGTTCCTGGATGCATTTCTGCGCTACAACCGACTTGTAATGTGGATAATCAGCTTCGGTAAATTCCTTGTACTCAATCGTCCAGTCTGCAAAATCGTTAAGCCTACTCTGTAACTCCGTATAATGCTCATTCTCGTACTTTTCATTGTACTCGGTGAATTTACCGCAAAAGTCGGAAAGTCTCGTCTGTGAGTACTTGTAGTCTTTCCACAAGGTATAGCAGAACAGTGTCAGTATTCCGGTGAATGGACTTCTCTCCGCAGACTGCTTCAAAAGTTCTGTCTGCCGCATGATTTTCAAAATTTCCTGCGGATTGTCATATCGTTTTGGCATTTTATGTATCACCTCTTTTCAAGTTCTGGCTCTTTCCTTTTGCAATGAGTAGCACCGTATTCTGATTTTCCTACATATTCGTAGCAATCAACACATTTCCATCTACCACTTTGATACGGTTTGTGAGTACGTCCGTTGATTGAGTGCATTGTGTTTGGGTACTCATTCCAACAGCTACAATCGTAATTTTTTTCGCTCATGTAATCTTCTCAAATTGCTTTAACAGGCATTCCTTACAAAACTGTACACCGTCAAACTCGTAAAGTTCCTCTACCTCTTCCTTACAATCATCGCAATACAAATGTTTCACATTTATGTTCGGGCACCTATTGCCGAGACATGGATAAGCTTTCGTTGCACATCCGTAGCATTCGCCTTTGTATTTCACCATTTTCTGAAAAACTCCTTTAATTTATTGCAGACTTGCTGAAATCTATACTTAAACAAGTACTTTTTAAAAGATTCAGTTCCATATTGATAGCAAAGATACATAATCTGTTTTTGAGTAGAAAGAGATTCATAAAACTCCTTGTCAGTTTCTTCAACGTATTGTAAAAGTACTTCATAGTCTGTTTTATTCATTACTTTTACCATCCTTTTCTCCATGCAAAAGTTCCATAAACTTCGCAAACTGTTTCTGCGACACGGAATTGTTCTGCTTCTCAGGCTTCAATCCGATGACCAGATGCTTGTCGGCAATGTTCGCCAATTCCCTTGCAAGGTTGATTTTGCCTTGTGCCAATCCATCACGGTAACCTTTTCCCGGCTTCATTACACCAGTTACCATTTTCCCTTGTCCTTGGCTTCCTGCTGTAATGTTGTACATTTGTATTCCTTGGTCACCAAACATTTTAATGTACTTTACTTCCTCTTCATCTAAATGTTCTTTATCAACTAAGTGATACCAAATATTCCAACCGGACGGATTATCTTCTGTACAAAGTCCATGTTTTTTAAGGCTAAGTGCTATATGATCATATTCAAGCAAATGAGAAGCGCACCTGTCACACAAGGCAACTGCCTGTCCGCAGTATCCCCTTTTTATTCCTGCTTCGTCCGTTCTGTAAAAAAGATAGATTCCACTATCGTTAGGTATTGTAGGGCAAGTTTTTTTGATGCGTTTCACTGCTTCTGCTTTTTTAGCGTATATCTTCTTCCAGTCACTCAAAACGGACACTCCTTTCCATTCTGTAAAATCCATTCCTTGCCTGCTGCTGCAACGTCCACATTCGCCAATGGAGCAATATTTTTTACCTCTGCTACACATTCATCAGAATCGGTTGTATCACCGCCTAAATGGCACAATATGACTTTTTGCAAGGCATCTGATTTGTTCGCTCCAACAATTCCTTTGCAGGTTTCCAGTTCGCAGTGACCTTTGACCTTGTGAACGTAATTAGGTGCATCCATGTCAACATATTTCTTCTGATAGTTGCACTCGATCAGCATATGGTCTAACCGCTGTTTTTTGAACACATACGAACAATATTCAAGGTCTGTCAGATACAGAAGTTTCTGATTGTCAACCATAATCAAAAATCCGTAGTTCTCTGTGCCGTTGTGTGGCACTTGAAAGCAGAATATGTGGAATTTTCCCATCTGTCTTTCACGTTCTGAATGGTCTGACTGCGGTTGCCACACCTTTATTCCCATGTGTTCAAGGTCTGATACGGATAATGAGTGGTCTTTGTGCGCATGGGTGCATATCGCACCCACAACACACTTTATATTCCAGTTAAGACCACGCTTTATGTCCATGATAGGAAGTCCTGCATCCAGTAAAAGCGTTTCACCGTTATCTGCCGTCAGAAGATAGCAGTTACCTGAAGAACCGGATCCTAAACATTTTAGCTTCATGTTTCTACCTCAATTTCGTCATCTTTTGGAAACTGAAATATGCAGTTATTTACATATTCAACTTTTGATGGCTCATTGTTCATGGTTTGAACTATAATTCCACTATTTTTCAATTTTTCAAACTGTTTTACCACATCTTCTGTAATTTCAACATTTTGAAAAAGAATCGGCATACCAACGTATGCTTTTCTAAGCATTTCCATAGCTTTCTTCGATTTTTCTTCTTTGGAATATGTAGCTACAACGCCATGCGCAATTTCTGAGGGTCTGGCAATGGTATCTCTTATCGCAACAATGGAATTATCTTTTGTAATTCCAAAGCAAAAATTTTCATATGGAATATCAGTTCTACCGTCCTGTGAAATAATTCTCATGGTGTCCTCCCTACTTAAAGCAATCCGGTGTCTCTGCGCTGGAAATGTCAGTCTCTGCGGTCTGCGGTACTTCCTCAAATGTTGCGTCAGTAAACTCGATAGTGTTTGCATTTGCCTGTACCTCTTCTGCCACAACTTTTTCCACATCAAGTTTCACATCGGAAACATCAGGAAATTCTTCCTGCGCATACAAACCTTGGAATTTATCCGGAAAAGCTTCTCTTAATGCCTGTACAACAGCAACTTTTCTTATCATTGTTGCAGGCTTTTTAGACCATTGACCGTTTATTGTTCCATCTTTTTTTCTTCCAACATATTCATCGAAAGATACTGACTGGTACTCCGGTGTCTCTCTTCCTTTGATAAACACTTTAGCCCAACCTCCTACAATAGATTCGTCCTTAAGGACAAAAGATCCTTCTCTTTCTTCAACGGAACCATCTTTCTTCTGAACAATAATTCCTGCTTTTTTTCCTGCATAATTCGGATTTGCATCGGCTCTTTTTGTAAAAACATCTTTTCCGGTAACAATCGTAGCAGGATCATTGTTTCCAAACTTAATGAGGTATGCTTCTTTCAAAAAAGGATTAAGATGCTGATATCTGCAAAGAGACATAAACATCATTACTTCCTGATCCGATACGTTTCCACCACCGCTTACAAGGTACTTTCTTACCGTTGTTGGGGAAATTTTTACAATTTCCCCATTTGATTCGTATTCCACAATTCCTGTGTTTTCCTGCTTCTTTTCGTCTGCCATGTTTCTACCTACCTTTCTACCTTTTTGATGCCGTCAATGTTAATGATGAATACCTGGCTTGTCTTTGGATTCTGAATAAGTGCAAGAGTTTTCCGCTTATCGTCATCGTGTTGCGAAATGTTCAAAACCTTTGCAACCATTCCGTCTTCAACAGAAACTTCCTTAACATAATTTTGCCTATAACTTCCAAGTCCACTCCATTTATCATATGATGAATAGCAATGACCGCTATGTGTTACCTCTACCATGTCACCGACACGGATTTCGCTGTCATCATCTTCCTGCGATTTTTCTTCCGGTTTGTAGTTTTCAAGGACAACGTACTCTCTGTGCCATACGAAACACCTTTTAACAGAGTTTTCAACATCACATGTTGAGTTCTTAACACCAATTACTCTGAAAATCTCTCCGTTTTCATATGGTATAAGAAAAGGTTTCGCATCCACAATTTTGATGTACTCACCGACTTTAGCTTTTCTCTTCACCTCCCGTACACCGTTATCAGGCTTCACATCCTCGCCCATCAGCCGATTGAAAGCCAACTTTGCACCAGTACGGAAATCAAATTCATCAGCCGGATTGCAGTTTGCTTCTGCTTTCTCGCCAGTGGACTTGTCCAGTGCTATCACTTTGTTGTCCTTGCGGTAGATGACAATAGTTGTGTCTACTTTTTCTAAAGCGGCAGAGAATATAGAACCTATTTGGAAATGTTTTAAACAAATGCTTTCCCCAACTACATCTTTGTAAAAAACAGTGCCACCACTGATTTCTGTGATTTCAATTACTGCACCCTTGTCTACAAACAATTTGCTTGTATATCTTTCTCCAACCTTAAATTTACGTTCTTTCATCTTACAGTCCCCACTTTCTGTCAAAATCTTCCATTGACTTTGTAACCTTTGCATTAACCACCACAGCCGAAATCACCATGATTGCATAGACAACAAATGCTAAAATCTCCGGCAGTAGTACAAGCCACCATGACCAGCTAATCACTCCAAGTAACTTCAGAGCAATGAAAACGATCGTTAAAACCTCTGTAAATCCCATGCTATTCTTCCTCGCTTCCTAAATCTCATTGAATGCCTGCACAGCAAACAACTCATTAGCAGTTTCCTTGTAAACCTTGTCATCGACACGGACAACGTAAATTCCATTCTCAAAAGAAAGGCTCTTATCAAAAATTCCAACCTTGGGAATAAAAACTCTCTGCATCTTCAAAACATTAGATTTTCTCATATTATTTTTCCTCGCTTTCCGGCTCATTCATAAATCCACTTGCAACTCCCTGATGCACTGTCACATCAGCTTTGTAAATCTCCTTGATGCTTCTAGGCATCACATGAAATGTCACATCCGTATCAGCAATTTTGCCTTTGAATTTCAAGGCTCCACGGTCTGAAAGTCCCAGGTACACACCCACGCAACACTTGTCATCAAAATTGAATATCACGGTGTCACCGGCATTGATTGTTTCTCCGCTTGTTGTCAGAACAGAAATGACTGTCTCTTTCTTAATCTGCATTCTCCACCTCCACAAGTTCACCATTTTCCAATCTGTACCATGTATCCGGCTTCACTTTTTCACCGTCTACCCGGAACATCTTCGCACCGACAAACTCCCATGCTTCCTGCTCTGCTCTGTCGTATCTGTCATCCTCTTTACTGCCAATATATTTCCATTCAGCAAGAACGATATGGGAACCAATGACACCCATTGCTTTCCCTTTGTATCCCCATGCAACCGCAACGCTCTCGGAATCGTTGGCAGAGGATGCACCTTTGTAACCTGTGGCAGAGGATGCACCGCAGTTACCTGTGGCAGAGGATGCACCGTAGTCACCTGTGGCAGAGGATGCACCTTTGTAACCTGTGGCAGAGGATGCACCGCAGTTACCTGTGGCAGAGGATGCACCGCAGTTACCTGTGGCAGAGGATGCACCTTTGTAACCTGTGGCAGAGGATGCACCGCAGTTACCTGTGGCAGAGGATGCACCGTAGTCACCTGTGGCAGAGGATGCACC